ATATTATAGAATATTGTGAATCCTGTTATTGCAATGAAAAACAGCAAAAAATAAGACATATAGGATTTTGATATAACTTCGAAAATATAGCGTATATGTAAGGCAATATAGGTCACCAAAAGAACAAAAGCGAAAAAGAAAAAAGAAGACACTAAAGATGTTATCTTTTTATTTTTACTAAAACCATTAGAAACGGAAAACCCAATGACGAGGATAACAAGGATGAGAAAAAAGTAAGAATAAGAAAAAGTATATCCTGCTAGGGGGTCACTTCGAATATAATAGACAATAATAAGAAGTATAAATATGAATGTAAAAAAAACAAATATAGGAATAGATAAAAACTGTTGAATGGGGACAGAGTCCATATACAATATATGTTTAGAAAAATGCCACAAAATAAAATGCCTAAATAATGTAAATGAGGATTGAAATTCTGTTGTTTATTGTATCTGCAATGATTATTGCCAATATTTATACTGAAGGGAAATATTTAAAACAAGTAATGTCATATAAAAAATATTATCAAATGGGTGGTGTTGTTATTGGCGCGTTTTTTCTTTATTGGTTAGTGAAAAAAAACCCCGCTTCCACAAAAGAACTCATTCTCTCTAGCAATGAATATATCAAGTATTTGCCCGTTGATAAAAACGTCACCAGTTTTATTGAACCTCTAATTGATTTTACCACAAAACAATCATTTGCTAATGATGGGTATGTCGAATCGGGCATTCCTATTTTACCAATGGGGCAAAAACCTGCACCACCAAGACAAGCTGGTGGTGGTGATTCAATGAAATTTAAACGTTCTGTTTCTGAAAGCAAAAAAAAATACATTGCTTCCAAACAGGGATGGAAGTGCAGAGAATGTTCAATCATTTTACCCGCGACGTATGAGGTAGACCATATTGTGCGTTTACAACACGGCGGTTCCAATGAAATTGAAAATTTACAGGCATTGTGCCCATCTTGTCATCGTAATAAAACAATGATGGAAACACTTTCACTTTAGTTGGGAATTTGTAAAATGTTTTTTTTACAAAAATTGAATTAAAAATAATGTCTATTTATTGTAAATGTTATCAATAAAATATAAACCTAAAATAATTGAAGAATTTATTGGAAATGAAGTGGCAATTAAAACGCTTACAAAATGGTTATTGGATTGGCAACCGAATACGCAACCGAATAATAAATGTGCATTTATTTATGGTTCAAATGGTATAGGTAAATCATTGATGGTTGATTTAGTATTAGAAAAATACAACTATAATATATTGATGTGCAATAATGAAACAAATATAGAAACAATTATACAAACACAAAGTTTATCTTCAAAGAAAAATATAATTGTCTATAGTGATATTGATGAGATTGATAATTTTAAAAAAAATATTGATAAATCACAAATACCCATTATATTTATAGGTGATAATAAATTTAATAAATCGTTGCAGCCAATATTAAAATATTGTTATGAAATAAAAATGTTTTCTCCAAAAGACATTGATATTTATATATTTTTAAAAAAAATCACAAAACAAGAAAAAATTAGTATTCTTCCTGATGATCTTATGGTTTTAGTTGAACAATCCAATGGAGATATTCGTTTTATGTTAAACCAATTACAAATATGTATGACAAAATCTGAAATGAAAGATTATAAAAATGAAAATATTTTTGAAACCACAAAAGAATTATTTTCAAAAAAAAGCTTTGAAGATAAATATAATATTTATTGGTTGAATAATGATTTACATTGTCTTATGGTTCAAGAAAACTATATTAATAATATTTCATCTTTGGATAATTTATCAATTAGTTCTAACGCACTTTCAGAATCCGATATGTTTAACAAATGGGAATTGCAACCATACGTTGCAGTTAATGTTATTAATTCAACCTTTTATTGTAATGAATTGAATAAAATAAATTTTACACAATTATTGAGTAAATATTCTAAAATAAATAAAGGTTTTACATTATCAAAAACAAATAAAGAAACGAAAACCAAAGAGAAAAAAATCAAAGAGAAAAAAACCAAAGCTATCCCCAAAAAAAAATAATTATTTGTTCCGAAACTGCAATTCTTTTTTCACGACGACTTCACGGTTGTTTTTTAAATATGCGACTATTTGCTGAACTTTTGCGGGGTCGGAAATCATTTTTCCCAGAGATTTTTCTAAATAATTATAGGTAAGTGTGGTGTATTCTTTTCTCTCAATGGGGACAATCTTGCCTTCACTGGTTTCAATTTGTTTGATGTTATGATTTTCTAAATAATTGGATATTTTATCTGATAATTCGGTTTTTATTTCTCTCAATTCTTTGGTCTTTTCGTTTATCATTTTGAGTTGTTTTTCGGCAACTACCCATTTTTTCACCATAGATTCATAATCATCAGAAACAATCAACGCCATTATATATACTATGTAAAAAAAAACGTTGTGAATCCTATTAAATCGGAAGACGAAAACTAATATGTCTTTTTTTATAGTTCGATATGGGTTTGTCATAAATCTTTTTTATTCTCACTAATGAAGAAATGATTTTCAAATGAGAACTACCCTTTCTATAGTGGTATATAAATGTAGAAGTGTTGGACGAAATGGTTTTGGATGAAAACATTTTATTAACTTTATTCCGACTACTTTTTCAATCAATTTTCCTACAACATTTATTTCAGAATCATAGGATATTGAAATATACTTGGATTACAAGACAACCAAGTCCAATTAATTTTATCGAAATTTTCTCTCAATAATTCAATAGCATTCGGATTTTCAGACAACCTCCAATTAATTTTATCAGTGTTTTCTCTTAATAATTCAATCGCATTAGGATTATAAGACAACCTTTTCCAATCAATTTTATCGGGGGTTTCTTTTAATAATTCAATCGCATTATGATTTTCAGACAATCCTTCCCAGTCTAATTTTGTTTCATCAATCCAAGGCAACAACTCCATTTTTTATGAAAATAAAAAAGGAAAAAATTCAATTTTTTCTCTGCTTTTTTGTTTTGTTTTTTTTACCGCCGTTTTTTTTGAGAGAATTTACGTATTCTTGTGTTTCTCGAAGTTTGGATTTATTGAGAGGAGTTTTTGCCAATTTTGAAAATTTGGCAGAGGTCGGGACGCTGGGTTGATGAGAGAGGGGATTTTCTTGTGTGAATATATCGTTTTGTGAATGGACATTTTCAATCAATACCTGATTTTTTAGGGGTGATTTGCGTTCTTCTTTTGATTGTGATTTTCTAATCGATGGTGTAAAAATCGAAGACTTTTTTGAATATCTTACTGATTTTGATGGAGAAGATGAAGAAAAAATCGAAAGTCTTTTGGATGAACGTGGAGTGGATGGGGGAGAAGTTGATGAAACACTTTTGGAAGAATCCGTGCGCGGTGACATTCTTAAACTATTAAATATGGATGACATTTCTATAGTGTAATGGGATATATTTTTTTCTAAAGTTGTTTTGAATGAGTTTCACACTTCGAATAATATTATTCCAATCTTTCTCCCAAATGATTTTATAGTTATATCCCATTTCTTTGATGGTTTTCTCTCTTTTTAGTGTTTTTTGGTATAGGTCTCCAAAAGGAATACCGATATGAGATATTTTATCGGCTTTATATACTCTTGGGTCTCCGTGCCACATTGTGCCGTGAAATTCATAAATCGTATTGGTTTCTTTGCAATACCCATCGGCTTTCATTTTTGTGTTTGGAATACTGAATTCACCATCATTTTCGGCGTGTTGAATAAAAACGCCATCGTATTTTGACATGAAAGACAACCAACGAATGCTGACTTGGGAATAACTATTTTTTGCACATTTTCGACAACCACAACCATAAATATGGGAGTGTGCTTTTTGTAAAAAATCTCCATGAGTTTTACAGGTAATAACTATTTTTGTTCTAATATTAACATAATTAGTTTTATTATAATCATATTTATCTCCATGGACTATTCTTGCTTTTTCAATAAACTGTTCTGACGTAAATGACCTATCTTCAGATTGTTTTTTCAAAACACACTTTTTACAAATTGAACCTTTTATATGAGTTTTTCCAGTCGTTTTGAATTCTCCGTGTTCTTTACAAATAATACTTACAGGTGTGTCAATATTGACAAAATCTACCAAAGAATAGTCATAAGTATCTCCATGTATTTCTCTCGCTTTTTGTAAAAATGTTTCATTGGTGTATTTTATAGACGAACATTGTTGACAGTGATGTCCTTGTAAATGATTACCTGCCATTTGTATGAACTTACCATGTGTTTTACATATAATTTCGATTTTCGATGAATAATTTTTATATTTCACCAAAGAATAATCGTAAATGTCTCCATGTTTTTCGTGGGCTTTTTCGATAAATTCTTTTTGTGACAACGAATAACGTGTTTTTGATAAACATTCTTTGCATTTTACTCCTCCCCTTAAATGGGTTTTCGGCATTTGTTTGAATAGACATTGATGTTCATTGCAAAATATTTCAACTTCTTTCATACTATGAACATAATTTGAATTCGTATAATCGTATTTATTTCCATGAACTTTTATTGCATCTTCTATAAATTTTTCTGGGGTTTTTGCATTGAACATAATTAAATAAAGTATATATTTAATTATTTATTTCAATTTTGTTTGTATGTTATTTTTTTATGCTAACAAAAATTATAAAATATCATTATATTTTACCTGCAATATGCAGTTATCTACAACCGGCACCAACCTCTAAAGGTATTGATGAGAGGTTGGGTTCAATAGTACTCATCATCCATGGACTAACATCTTTCTTGACAATAACAGGGTCGGAGCGAATTTGTAGGTTAGCATTTCTGAGTGTCTGTCCAATGGTATCAAGCCCAATATGATAACCCGCTTCTAATAAATCAGGGATAATGACATTGTTTGGGTTGAGAGAAGGATTCAAAGTAGCCCATTGACTGTTTTTATCTTGGGGAAGCAAATCGGAAGGATTAGCGACAGTCTGTAAATTATAGATGGAATTGGTGTTTGGAACCAAAACTTGCTTCGATGCCTGTTGCAATTGACTGGGTTGTGCGACAGGACCATTTCCACCACTAACAGCAGAATCCACCTTGTTTCCACTTAAATCAATGGACGAACCATCTTCTAAACCATCAAAACGGAATGTTTTTGAATGAGAATAAGTCATCAAAGCGAATGCTAAAATAAGTAAAATGATGAAAATGATAATTCTCTGTCCAGTAAAAAACTTGGAAAAGGCACTTTGTATTTCTTTAAACACCATTTGTTTATATAAACGGAGGATAAAATATTTACATTTAAAATTCCTAAAAGAATATTTAATCATCTTCGTTTTCACTATCGTTAATATCGTCAATCATATATTCGTTTTTTATCCGTTTTGCTTCTAAATAAGCCAATAACGCCATTTTTTTCGCTATTTTTGCCTTTTCTTTTGCTTCTTTATACATTTTTTCATAAATATCATTTCTTTTATTAATTTTTATGGGTTTTTCTTCAACGGCGACCAATTCTTCTAAATTGATTGATTCAATCATTGGTTGTTCTATGATTTTCTCCACTTCAGAAAAAGGCTCTTCCAACGGGGTTTCTTCAACCTTTGGTTTAGATTCTTCCTTAATATTGTCCGTTGTCGCCGTTGTCGTCGTTGTCGTCGTTGTCGCCACTTTGATTAAACATTTATCAAATATTTCTTTTACCAATAACATTTGTTTAACTTCAGTCTCAATTTGAAAATTTTTGTCGGAACATTTGATTCCTATGACTTCTATAATGGTTAAAATATTGGTATCATCATTTACATTATCAAATGAAAGTTTGTTTTCTCCTGATTCATCATAAATGGCTAAATCGGCGGGGACGTGTGTTCGCATTGTATAAAATTTCCCCGATTTAAAAGATTTGAATGTAGAAGTAAAAAAAGCGTCAATGTCATCTTCTTCTAAATCCGATTCGAACCAAGCGCGATTGGTAAAAATCGTTTTTTTACAATGTATTTCTAAATTTTCCATCCAATCAATCAATTGTTCATTTTGATTCGAAAACAATAAATCACAATAATGTTTTTTACCTGATTTTTGTATTCCTGATTTCAATTTGCTTTGCGGAAACTGAATATACAACGGTTTTTCATTCAATAAAAATTTTATCATATAAGAACCATTTATCAAATGAGGTTTTTTTAAAACTAAATTATCGTATTCAAATGAAGCATTTATTTGATGAATCATTTACATTACAATCATAATAAAATGAATTTAATAAAACGCATGGTAAGGGAACCAAGGTCTAAAGCGGGGCTTGCTCCGCTAAGCCCTTGTGTCCCCCTACGACCCCCTCCTTAAAAAGCAGTTCTAGAAAAGGAGGGGGTCGTAGGGGGAACGTAGTTCCCCTGCGTTATTATATTTATATATTTTTACACCATTTTCTATAATGGATAAATATTCGTCAGACGCAAAAACTTTAGCACTTATGAAAGAAAAATGTTATCAATTTTTTCAAAATGAAGATATAAAACGTAATATGAGAGAAATTGTGAAACCCATTGGAACTCTCATATACAATGAATTATTTATATATATATGGTTTATTTGCATTTATAATGTAATTTTGTTTTTTATAATTATTTTAGTATTAATATTACTTTTGCGGAAACAAAACGATATAAATAAACATTGATATATAAAAAATAATGAGTCATTTGAACAATATTATCAATGAATTTTTGAATACACCAACACCTGTTACGCCTGAAAGCAACATTCGAAGAGATCTGAATTCCATTCTTCAAGCGATAAATTCAAACAGACCAACGAGAGAAAGAAATCAAACACCAAGAACAACACCATTAGAATCCACCGTTAGAAGTGAAGCACCTCCTATAGTTCGAGATGCAGATATGTTGTTTTATATCATGAGAGAGTTGAATGATTTGAATCGTTTATTCATACAAACACCACAATTTTATGTGCAATCATTGCAATATAACAATAGTATGCATTCATTGATAGAATTATTAAAAGAATCATTACGACGACCAACAACGCAAACCGAAATTTTAACATTTGAAATACCACTAACGCAATCACCTTTAGAACAAGGATTGACCCCAGAACAAATACAAGAGAATGTGGAAAACGTAGTATATGATACTTCAATGAACGAAGTAAGATGTCCCATATCAATGGAAGATTTCACTGAAGGTGAAGACATTTATCGAATTCGTTCATGTCAACATATATTTAAAAAACAAAATTTGACGAATTGGTTATTGCATCATACAACGTGTCCAGTTTGTCGCCATTCAATTATTACACCAACGCCCAATACAACAACCCCCAATAATATTAATTTTTTACAGAGTTTATTGAGAAATATTATGACGGCAACAACGGCAACAACGGCAAATACAGAAACAACTGAAATTGACGGAGTTGATTAACTGTAGAAAAATTGAATGTTTTTTCCGAAAAAAATTCGAAAAAAACTCAGAATGACATATAATTTAAGACCACGAAAAAATATCAATTACTTTGATATTGAAAACCCATCAATGAACGAAAAATCACAAAATGTTATAAAAAAACAATGTAAAATTGACGAAGATAAAAATGAACTCGATATACCTGGCTCTTATTTAGAACATATAACCTATATAAACCATCTTATGTATCATTATGACGGTGAAAACTTAAATCAACTTATGGTAATATTCTCCAGTTCATACGATTTAATTTTGCGATACCATAATACTGAAAGAATTAAACAATTTACTTTGGATGTGTGTAAAAAAATCGTGGAATTACGATATATAATAAAAAAACAAAACAAAAAATATTATAATATATTGGAAACATATTTGGATGAACTAATGCTTTTAATCTAAACCCGACCAAACATTGAATCAATCTTCCGAATTTTGTTTTTTTATTGTAAATTTCTTTCAAAAATTTTTCAACAACATCTTTTGATTTCATGAATGTCTCCATTGCATTCTTCATCAAAGTCGCTATATTATATGGAAATACAACTGAATAATTCAATAATTTGAAATGAAAGTCAAAAAATTGAAAGATTTTTTCGGGGAAAAAAAAGAAAAACTCTATAATGACACAAAAAATAATCACTGAAAACCCAACAAATGTTCACAATGATAATTTACAGCCACAAAATGAAGAACCAGATATATTACTAACCGCATTTTCAGAATACAGAATCATTATAAAACATATAATAAGCATTTATAATGAATTCAAAAACGTTGAACAACTCATGGCTATATTCTCCAGTTCATACGATTTAATTTTACGATACCATAAAACAGACCGGTTACATCTATTTACTTTGGATGTGTGTAAAAAAATCGTGGAATTACGATATATAGTAAAAAAACAAAATATAGAATATTATAATATATTGGAAACATATTTGGATGAACTTATGCCTTTAATTTAAACCCGACCAAACATTGAATCAATCGTCCGAATTTTGTTTTTTTTATTGTAAATTTCTTTCAAAAATTTATCAAACAACAACCCTTTAATATATTTGGACGTAATCTTTTCTTTTGATTTCATGAATTTTTCCAAGTCACCATTGCATTTTTGCATCAAAGTCACCATTTCTTTTTTAAAATTAGAAATTGCCAAATCCTTTCCTTTGAATCTCCAAATATCTTCCAATGCTAATCCAAACAATTGTTGCAAAGGTTTCATTAATTGACGTTCAATGTAATGATTATAATCTACCGCAAGATTTTGCGATACTATGAATTCTGGTGTTTCAATTTTATCTCCTACTAATGCCTTTGGATTAGGATTACAAATAAATACATATTTGATTCTGTCCCCCGATTTTGGTTTATTACCAGGGTCTCTTTCACCAATTCGTTCCGCCAATACTTTATGACCAACCGACTGTGGATTTTTATAGTCACTGCGTAAAGCCCTTGTGATTTCCAATTTTTCCATAGGAACTTTACATTCAATCAAGTTTTTCAGAGACAATTCTATAAATTCAATCGCCCTTTCAATTTTATCTTCTCCATCACTCATCAATATATTGATAGCACCACCATAGACATCCTTTAAATAATCACACGCATCACGACGTTTGAGAGACAGTCCCATAAATTTCAGTTTTCCTGTATTTGCATCTGTTTCAAAAAGCATTCCAAAATATCTTTTTTTCGATAACAATATAAAGGGCATCAATGTTTTTTCATAACACAATTCCATAGGTGCAATAAGAAACCGTGTGCATAATTTAGCCACTTCTTGTGCCAATTCTATGGTAATTTCCAATGCTTTTTTACCGCGTATTGTTTCGCGAGTTGTTGCGTCTTTTAATTGAAATGTAAAGAACACTGAATCGGTGTTATGAACAACCATTTCTCCCACGCCCGCTGAAAAGTGATGATTATCTGTGGTCAAGTCATATACATATTCTCCTTCGGGGTATGGAATCTCATACATTGATATAATCTCATTTCCATCAGAATTATTATAATCATTATAATCATTGGCTTCATCAATCTGTTTTATAAATCCTAAACGAGAACTAAAAATACCATTTTCTCGAATGGGTAATTTTTTATGTAGCAAAGTAGACCCCACCCGTAAATCACGTGGAGTTATCGGATTACCTTCTAAAGATAAAAGAGAGTGGTCATCAGTGACGTGCACTTTTCCTTTCCGTGTTTCAATATGAAACATTTTTTTATGAGATGCCAACCGATGTCGAATAATACGATATAAAGGTGTCCAACCTTGGTCAGACCAAGATTCTACACCCGTCAATTCACAAAATTCTTTTTCCTCTCTTGAAATCCATAATCTATCAAGGTCGTTCGACCGACGGTCACCATATTTTGTCGCCAAATCTTCTATAGTGATGATTTCTAATGGTCCTTTATCTTTTCGAATATAAACAGGTGTATAATTTGCAACACTGTCACCATACACATATTCGGCACGTGTCAATACTGCTCCTTGAGTCGTATCACAATGAACTCCATCTTTCGCTCCACCATAAACTTCTTCAATCATTTTTTTTGCATATATAATCATCATTCTACCTAATGCTGTGGTTGATGCAGCAATGTCCTTTTCATAAAAAGTCGATGTTCTCGAGCCACATTGACCATACAAAGAATTAGCGGTTAATTTATACGCCAACTGCCTTTTATCCAAAATATTTTTCATAAAATCGTCTTTTTCCTTTTCAGCCAATTTTTTTGTGGATTTACGCGATTTAAGCAATTCTTCCAAAATAGAAGGTAAAATACCCCTTTTGCCGTCAGGAAATTGAGCCCAACGACATATTTTTTTTCCCGATTTCACTTTTTGCGCTTTGGCTTTGGGGTTTTTACGAACATAACGATAGGTGTCGAATTCAACATCAATATAATAGTATCCCGGCAAATTGTCATATATATTTCCATTAGGATGACTCTCTCGAATCAATTTCCCCGTTAAATCATATTCTTTTGTCCAAACCTTGCTATCATGAGAAAGATTCTGACTAATCATATTGGAAGGATATAGTGATGAGTAATCCAAACAGGCAACGGGATTATCAATATACATTGCACATTTGGGTGCCAACACAATAGCCCCTTCATATCCGTCATCAAATTCGGTTTTTTCAATGTCGGGCATCAACGTTTCTTTTTCTCGGCATTTTTTCGCCACAAAACTAGTGAGTTTAATACCCTGTCCACGCAATACTAAATAACTCATTGGAACACTACAAATTCGAGACATTTCAATAAATCCCACTAAAACGTCTATTTTTCTCATAAGATGATGAACAATATTGCAATCTTGAATACAATATTTGGCAACAATTGCACGATCATCAGCATTACCACGAGTAAGTCGGAAAATATCCTGAACTGAAACGTCGTCTTTAGCCAATCCCCATTTTACAGTTTTTCCTGAAAAGTCAATGGTTTCAGTTGCCCCCGATATTGTAATCGTTTTATATTTTACAGGGACCATATCTTCACTCCCTTTTTTCTTTTCCATTATTTCAACTGTTTGCAATTCCAAGACTAGAAATTTTTTACCATCCATATAATAGTCGCTTGTAAATTCAGACAATTCAATATGAACATAATCATTTTTATTCAATCCCGTAATATTTTTACAATAGAGAATATTTCTATTATCATCCGTAGTTTCTATTTTGGAAATCGTGTCTCCTATAAATTGTCCTGAAACATCGTCTAATTTATACGACGATAAATTGAATTCTTTTCGAAAATGTGTCAAAATGTCAATCTGAAAACGTCCAATCATTTTTGGATAATATAAATCATATTCCCCACTGGATAATCGAATTTTGGTGTTATCCAAACGTAATTCATCTGTTTCTCGGTCGCGATTGGCGGATACGTGTCCCAATATTCTCGATAATTTCAAAAATTCTTCTTCACATTCATTTTCAATTGAACGTCGAAATAGAAATTCATAGTCAAAACCAAAGATATTATATCCTATAATGATGTCTGGATTTTCGGTTTGAATTAATTTTGTCCATTCAACCAAAAGTTCATTTTCATTTTCAACCGATTGAATCGTTGAACCTTCGACTGGAGAACAAGAACCAACCACAAGACAATGATTTAAATAAGGTTCTGGTTCTCCATATTTTACAAATGTAGAACCAATAAACGTCGTTTCGTCCCCTTTTAATTCTGGAAAAATGGCACTCAGGAAATAATCCAATTTTTGGATTTTTTCTTCTCTTTTATATTCTGATTTTATTAAAATATCGACCATATAATCGTGTGTTTTAACCGATATATCAACATCGTCTGATTCGTCGACCGAAATCTCGTCATCTTCTTGTAATGTATCGTCGTCATCATTTTCTTGATCATCATTTTCATCTCCTTCAGCATTATTCGTTGTAGAAGCAAATAATGTGCTCGATTTTGAAAATATCTTGTCCAATGTTAATATGCGAATTGTTTTTTTGTCTATTTTAATTTTCTCCAAAGCATTTTGTAACAATTTTTTTATGTTTTCGGTAATCTCCTCTTTGGTTGGTGGTGTTTTTGGATAAACCAAATCTATATCATCAAATCTACCCATACCAAACGCCGTCATAATTGATTTTTCAATAAATTTCATTCCCTTTTCTTTATTATCAATTTTATGTTTATAAAATATATCAACAATATTTGTGGCAAGACGTTTATATGTTTTTACAGGCAACGGAAAATCCCCATGACTACTACTCGCTTCAATATCAAAACTACAAATTTTATAAGGAACCAATGTTTCTTTTTCAGGAAGTGCCACAATATTGGTTTTGGATGATACATATTCATATTTACAAGTTGTTTTTTTTATTGGTGGTGAAAACATTTTGGAAGTTTTGGCATTGATCCAACCTGAAGGAGAAATATTTTGAATATGAAAATACCTCAATATAGGAGGTATCGACGATTCGTATATTTCCAAAACATTTCCATAAAATTCAAATTTTAGTTTTTTTTTGTTGTTATTATCATCATATGTATACCATAAATTGGCAACTCTATTTTTAATCTCCAAATTGTCAAATGTAATACAAACAAATTGTTCCTTTCCACCCGCTGTAAAACCATATAATTTATTATATTTCATCAATTCAATATGCAAAATGCCCTTGTTTTTCACTTTTTTTTTCAAAAATTGTAAGAAAATATTTGCATCGTCTTCTCTCCATTGTTTAGGAACAGAAACATAAAAGAACGGTTTAAAATCATCAACAACAATACTACACGTTTCTCCCACTTCATTGATTCCAAACATCTGAATCATAAAACGAGTATATTCATCGGTTTTCTCATCAAAAGAATGAAAATCAAAAAGACGAAAAGATTTATTAATAATAGGTGGCATTTATTTAAAGTTATACATCATAAATCTTTATTTCAATTTTTCCAACTCTCAGATAGAAAACATCCGCAACTATTATTTTACAACATGCAATGAATGTTTATAAATCCAATGTGAGAGAAAAATCAAATAGCTCGATATTCCAACCCCTCCTTGCAATAATAATAATTTCACTATAGTGTTGAGTTCATAATTTAGAAATTTACTAATTAACCCAACCAATCCTATACTTCCACCCAAACCTAAAATGAATGGATATAAATCTGTTTCTTTATGACTTCTAAAATAAAAACCCAACCAAATTATGAGAAAACCCAAAGTTCCACCTGCTAAAGTATAGTATTCATTAAATGAAATATTCAAAAACAAAAGAGACAATAAAATACCCTGACAAATGACAAATAACAATTTATAGTGGTCAAATGCCCGTCTTCTCTCGGGAAAATTCTTGATGGGTTCCGATTTTTTAATGTATTGAGAATGCAATTTTATAATGGCTAATATTATTAAAAAGAGAGAAACCAATAAAAACGAACCAATGGTTAAAAGCACATAATCAAACTTCTCTCGAAACAAAAAGATATTGGTTATCAAACTCCAAATAAAAAAGAATCCAAACCCAATCCATTCTGTATTGGTAAAATATAATAAAATAATGCCGAAAAAATAAAGGGTAATAATGGCTACATTGGTCAATTTATCATCTAAAATCATCTATATAGATATTGATGATTTTATAATTTACTCTCTCTCTCTAAAATTACTCATCCTCCAATCGAACTTCACCATACTGGTCTTCAAAAATATCATCTTCATCGTATTGTGGATTTCCAATATCTTCAGCTTCATTATCAGGATTATCAATATCGCGATTATTATCACCATAGTCAATAATCAAAGGATCGCCCCCCTCTTCCAACGAAGGCTCAATTGGCACCACAGGGTTGTCTTCAAAGAAATAGGGATTTTTATGAAAATTGGGTTCCACATAGGCATTTCCTAATTTCAATTTTCGATGAAGTTTATCTACATCTTGTTCATATTTATTAAATTTACCGATTCTCTCTATAATGTCCTTTTTTTCTTTTTCGGATATTTTGAAAGATTGCAATTTGATTTCTTTATAATCATAATTGATATTACCAATTATTTCTTCTTGCATCATCAAAAATCCCTTTAATAATTCGGCTACTTTCGATTTGAACAACAATAAATCATTTCTATTCAATCCTGGAGCAATATCATCATAAACGTCTTCAATCAAATCGTTCTCTCCAATAAAACCACTACTGAGAGAAACATCATTCATATTAACGATATTTTGTTTTTCCAGACGTATTTCTTCGTGTCTCTGTTTCAGTGTAAATTGATTATCATTGGAAATTGTAATGTAATCTTCCAAAACCGAATACCAAATATATTTGAATAATAAATCAATCGAGGTTTCGTTCAAAAGATGATAACATGATTTTCCGCCGACTTCAATATTACTGTAAATTGGTAATGCATCAATAAAACGGTTGTAAAATAATGATTTTTCTTCAGAAAAACGTAAAAAAGCTTCCATAATAGGGTCATCATTAAAAAATGTATTCAAATTACTATAGAAATCTTGATAATTGGTTTCCAATTGATTGGTATGATTTTGAGAAAACGTCCAATGTTTGAATACGTTCAATGCGGGGTCTCTCTTATTGATGATTAAATTGGGATATACACTTGTCATATCCTTGATGGAATTTTTTACAAAGGAATAAGACCCCTGTTTAACGAATTTTTTATTTTTATGAATTTTTTCCAATATTTCCATCGAATATTTTGTATTTTTTCCATAATTTTTGAAAAATTTCAAAATATTAACATATTTTCTCGAGTTTTCCGTTGATAAAAATTCTATTAATTTCAACATTTTTTCATTTTCATCATTGTCAATATCATCCACTGCGACAACTTGGGTATTTTTTGTGCAAGAAGTGGTGACAATAGATTGTAAAATATCCTTTAAATTTGTGTTTATGAGGGGTTCATTTTCCAAGAGATGAATAAATGTTTCAATGATGGAATATTTTTTTTTCGCGGGTAATGTCACAATGTTTCTTTTATGAATTGTATTCATAAGTCGGTGTATTTGCAAATCATCATTATAGATGATTTTATTTTTTTCGAGTAAATCTATTTTTTCTTTTAGTGTCATTGAACTCACATAATTGTCGGGTTTTTTATTACAAATATCTTTCAAATCATCTTCAATGGGTAAATCATTATCATAATTGCAGTAATGAATATAAGCACCATAGATTAATTCTTTATTGAATCCAAGAAGGGCTTTATTTTGATTCATTTGTTTTTCTATTATTGAATGGTTCTCAAAAAATATCTGACTGGATTTGGCATACGATTTTTCTCTATACTCGTGTGAGTATTCATTGATTAAAACCAAATAATTACGAATTTCATTATCTTTTTCAATAAAATATATGATAGGGTTGTTTATTCCATTATCATTACAACACGCATTTTGAATAAAGGATTGAGCTAATAGTAGGGGATTTTTTGACGATTTCAATATATTTCGTATTCTCTCAACAATTCCATATGTCATTTGTTTGATTTTGCTTTTATAAGAGTTTAACATATCGTGTTGTTTTTTATTGCCGTTGACGATGACTTGATTCAATTCCGTTTTGAATCCTGTTGCCTCGCCATGAATAGATTTAATGACTGAAAATGATACCAGAGGGGGGATAAAATAACTCCATTTTTTCGTTTGTTCATTAAAATCCCTATAAACATTTGTATTTTCTACTAATAAATATTCCTTTTTTCGACTATATAAATCATTCAAATAAACATCTCTCGTCTGAGGGTCAACGATAATTAATTCTAATATTTGAACAATGTTATGTATCAAGTCTTCTACTTTATAACCCTTAATAATAGACTCCCATAGTTCCTTGTTTTCACGAGTCAATAATCCTTCTTGGGCGGTTGATTTTACTATACAGGATAAAAATGTGATACCAGACAGTTCATTGTTCGATGTCATAGGAAATCCACCATAGGAATAAATACAATGAGGATATGTTTTACGCGGTTTAATTCCTGGAATGGATGTTTGAATGGCGACCAAATACATTGCTGTTGTTATTGCAATAATATTTCGATTAGTATAAGTCATATAGCTTTGTTTTTTATAATTTTCTTTTTTGGTTGCTTTGAGTTTTTCCTGTTTGTCAAAGTCTTTTTGAGAGAGAAAAATATTTTCATTAAAAATGCATTCTGATGGTAATTTAGACGGATTGCATAAAAAACGGACACTCTGTTTCATTACAAAATTTTCAATGACTTCGGATTCATCTTTTAGTCCTGTTTTTAATTTTATATGATTGAAAACTTTGTATATTTTTTCCGCTGTTTCATTTTTGAATGTTTTACCCTTTAATTTATTCATTTCTTTTATAATAACATCTACTGCATCCTTTTCTATAATAGCATTTGATACAATTTTAAAACCCGATTCATCATAGCCTTCTTCTGTGCTATCGTCAATACGTTTCAACACAAATCCAGTATATTTATCAACGACCGAATCTCCATCCGTTGACAATTCACCGATTTGAAATATTAATTCGTCCAATGTTACGGAATATTTATTATTATTAAAAGCAACCGCCAACTCGTAGAGAGAACGAGGAAATAGTTTTATATTGGTTTCTCTACAATATCCCCAATGTTTATCTTCATTGACATCGGCTTCTCTACAAAATTTACTATAAAATCGAATAATATATTGCTGTTTTCTTGGGAAATCTGATTCAGCCAGTATATATTGTCTTATTTTTATGTATGGAGAGATAATGGGATTGCTCATATCTTTGACATCTTCACCTAATTGATATTTTATATTCAAAATTGAATCCAATAAAATCTCTTTCATTATTGATGTTTTTTTGATGGATTCTATTTTTTCTCTCAATGCATTCATTTTCTCACCAATCGACGCGTATAATGAATTTTCCGCCATTTTTTTGGTGGCATTGACGGGGTCACAAGTATTGATTTCGGGGTTTTTTTTACAATTCTTTACACTGTTACAAAAACGATCGAGTAAACTGCCATTTTCATCTTGAATGGTGGTATCTATTTTCCATTCTTTGTCCGAATTTCGTTTATAATATGTATATTTTTTTTTCATATTTCTTTCCATATTTATTTCTTTCTTATCCTTTTCTGTAAGTTTGTCTTCTTTCAATCCTTTGATTAAATGAGGAGTCTCAATTAATACTGCATATTCTCCGATATTGACTTTCTTTTTACCTGTTATCATCGAATCAACAATTTCATCCACTTGATTTACAGGACAATGATGTATTTCAATAAGACTATGTCTCAAATATTCGCGAAAATCTTTATCACTATATTTATTTTTTTCATTTTTGTATTTTTTATAAATATCATAGGGTGTCTCATCCAAATTCGCGTCAAAATAAATGTCTTTTTTATTGTCTTTTTCCAATTCTTTTATTGTGTTATATGTTTTCGCAATAACTTTACGTGCACAATCATCGGATTTAATTCCTTCATTCAAATCCAACATTGTGTCTAATTGTAATTCTGTTGACGATGAATTTACTAATTTGTCAGGAGTTATCAAAAAAAAGAGAATATAAGTTATCATGGTATAAAACAATTTACCTGAATCTTTACTATTCACAGCATAAAGCAATTCACTGGATGAAGACAAAGGTGATGTTTTTCCGAGATAAATGGACTTGAATAATTCAGTGAATTCAGCGGTAATATCAGTATCATCGGATTTGATGATATTTTGAATGGCTGTGGATTGAGGAATATGACTGGTTTTGTTCGCTGAAATTTTCTTGTAATTGATCAAATTTTTATTGTATTGTAAAATATATTGTTCGATTTTTTTCGTTAATAATCCCTTGATTGTTGAATAAACAGAAAAATCAATATTTTCCAAATAAATTAAATAGGGTTCAGCAATGCGTATTGTTTCAAAGAGAGAAAGTCTATTGTGAAGGTGTTTTGAAATTGTGGTTGTAAATAAAAGTTCATTGTTAGGGACAATTTTTTCCAATAAATGAGAGACACCGTTATCAGACACGTCCCCCATCTTATAATGAAAAATATCCTGTTTCAACAAATCAATCGGTCCATCATCAACCACGATAGAAGTATATTTCTTTAAAACATTGAATAAATAAAAAGGGGTGAGAGAAAGTTGAGTTCGAGTCAAAATATTGGTCATCGGTAAAAAAATACGAGAATAATCAATAACAATTTCGGGCATAATTACTATAGAATTTATATTTATAGTATCTGAAGGAATAGTTTTGAAGGTGTATTCTTTTTTACCATTTTGTTCACTGATGGCTGATGTATATTTCATAGAATCCAATATTTTATGCACGTAAAAATTGTATGATTTAATTCTCGTTTCACCATCTTGTTTTCCTCGAGGGGGTATACTTTTTACCACACTTGTTTTTGGTTTATTTTCGTTGGGGAAATTGCTCACCAAAACATCATAATCGGTGTTTATTGCATTGCCTGATTCAGTGATAAATGGGCGTTGATATTCCGTATTTTGGGTTAAATATTGGTCGTATAATGTATTTCTTTCTTTTACGTTGACCGAATTCTTATAGGTCGCATCTTGTTCCATTATATTATCATTATCTTTCAGGGGTTCCACATCAGACGGTAAATCATCAATAATGGGAGCATCATCTGAATAATATATTTTTTTCTTCATATCCATAACAGGAATTACCCACGCCAATTTTTTATCCAAAGACAATATTGATTTTATCAGCGGTTTATAATCTTTTGTTTTCTTGGAAACGACAAAGCCATTAGAGTCAAAAATATAGTTTTCTTTTCTCAATCGTTTAAATCTTTCAATCAAATTATGAATATTTTGTAGAATTTTAGGAGTTCTTTTAAATATAGGGATTATTTCCAAAAATTTTTCCAATAATTCCGTCGTTTGAATTTCAATTCCATATATTTTTTCGTTTTCAGGTATTTCCACATATAACATAAATTCTTCTTCAATAATTTCGTCATATTCTGGTGTTAATGGAGCGTCCGGTAGAGAACTTTCTGGCAATTCAATGATGGACTCTCCTGTTGCCAAATATTCAATATTGGCTTCATCGATTTCAGCCACTTCCTCTCCATCCGTATCCTTTTTGGTTTTCAATTGAGATTCGACTACAGGTTCTTCTCTCAATTCGATTTTGGAAATTTGTAATTCTTCCGGAATACCTTTGTATGCAAAATCGATATAAAATGGGTCACCTTTAACGGGTGTTATTTCAATCATATCTTCTTCTATATTGGTAATTTGACCTGTAATTATTTGAGGAAT